TCTGTCATAAAGACTGTTGAATTTATCAAAGGAACTCATATAATATATTTATATAGAAACGTACGAAAATGAAGCTAAATTATAAAGATTTTAATGAAAAAGCTTATAACGAGATCTGTAAGATCCCTGGTATAGGTAAAAAGACTGCTAAAAACATAGTTTCTATGCGGCCATATAAAAGTAATAACGATTTATTTAAGGTAAAAGGTCTAGGCCGCGGTATCTTGAAGAAGTTAGGCATTGTAAAGAAGAAGAAGCCTCGTAAAACGTGGTTTACAGTTAACGGTGTTGATTACCCGCATTACTGTTTCGCATATGATGAACGAAATCCTGAAATTATGGATTTCTTCTGGCGGATACCTCGCGAATACAGACTATATTATGGTAAAATTGAGGAAAGTAAAAAATTAACTGTAAGATTACGTGAGATATCAGCAGATAAAATTGCAAAAGGCTTATTGTAGAGTAAATTAGTATATGTGCGCTATATTTGGATCTTTTAACAAGACTATGTTCGAAGTCTTGCATGAGGCTAATAAGGAACGAGGTAATTTCGCAAGTAGTATAGTATCTATAGGTGAAGATGATGTATATGTAGCTAAATTTGAGGGTAGTCCAAACATGGATAGTATCAATTATAGTGACGATTGTGTTTATATTACAGGTCACGTGCAAGCACCTACTTCAGCAAAGCGTGATTGGTCTTATGATACATCCCACCCGTTTGAATCGTTATCTTGGTCAGTTAGTCATAATGGTGTACTTACTAATACCCATGAAATGCGGGAACGGTATGTCGATTTTATTGAAAATGAGGTTGATACAGCAGTAATCGTTAATATGTTACAATTATTTACCGAGCTACAACATGGTACTAAACCGAGTCCTGTTAATATTATTAAGGATACGTTAAATCAGCTTGAAGGTACATACGCGCTTTCTATTATTGATACTGATACTGGTGAATTATATATCGCGCGATGTGGTTCAATACTACATTACGATAATAAGGGTAACTACTCAACTAACCCGGGTACAGGTTATAAAGAATTACCTGAAGGTGTTATAATGAGACTTAACAAACGAACTAAGAAGTGGAACAAGGTAGGAGTTTTTGACGCTAGTTCACCATTTTTATTTTTATGAAGACATTCTATTTTTCAGCAACTAAAGGATCAAAAAAGGATACGTTATTGTACAAAACTGACCCTATTCGGTTTTTCTTTAAAGAAAATAATACTCAAGCAATTGCCAAAGTTTATAACAGGGCTATAGACTTTGCTATAGAGAATGACTTTGAGTATATGGTACTAGCTCATGACGATATTATTATTGAAAGCGATATCGAGGATCGTTTAGAGGAATTATTTGATACATATGACATGGTAGGTGTTGCAGGTGGTAATAACTGCAAGTTGCAAGAACCAGCTTTATGGCATCTTATGTGTGGTGGTTTTGGTAGCGGTAATTTACATGGAGCTGTTGCTCATGGTGATGAAAAGGAAAAATCTATGACAGGTTTTGGTACATACCCTAAGCGTGTAGCTCTTATTGACGGTGTATTTATGGCTATGAAAAGAAGCGTCTTTGAGAAGGTACGTTTTGATGAAGATTGCCCTGCAAAGTTCCATTTTTATGATTTAGATTTCTGTTTAGCCGCGAATAAGCATAAAGTCAAAATAGGGGTAGGGGATATACACATTACACACGCATCACCAGGATTGCAAAGCTTTACAGAAGAATTCAATAAAGGTCAAAAATGGTTCTTGAATAAATGGCAAAGTTAGTTATACTACTAATGTGAGCAAATTAAATCTAGATGAGTATGAAAATATTATCATCTATAAATCTTTAACTGATAGTGGCTATCTAGCGTCGATCGCTGATATTGTCAAACCGGAATACTTTAAAAATAAGTCTATAGCTAGTATCTTTGAGATTGTTAAAGACTTTAACGAGAAGCGTAATAAGTTACCAACAGTAACTGAGATTAAAACGTACCTCGTAACTGATGAGCAGAAAGCAGCGTTTAAACAGTTGGCGCAATCGTTTAGTGAGTTAGATAAGAACTTAGATAAAGATGAGCTGTATGAAAATACAGAACAGTTTCTTAAAGAGAAGGCTGTCTATCATACTATGCTCAATGTTGCAGAAGATGTATCAAAAGGTTTAGTTGATACATCAGATGTACTCCAAAAATTTGAATCGTCATGTAGTATAAGCTTAGTAACTGATCTAGGCTTTAACATGTACGATGATATCGATATATTAATCGATGATTTAAATACCGAGCAATCATTTATACCCTCTAAGTGGGAATGGCTCGATGATACTTTAGGTGGGGGATTCCTTGAATCCGGAAAAGCGTTATATGTATTTGCTGGTGAAACTAACATCGGTAAATCTATCTTCTTAGGCAACATTGCTCACAACATAGCCTCACAAGGTAAGAACGTACTTTTAGTAACGTTAGAGATGTCTGAGCTCTTATATGCTCAACGTATATGTTCTAACGCAACTAAGATTCCGATGAAAGAATTGCGCCAGAATGGGCCGTCAATTAAGAATGCTATAGCACGTGAAAATGGTAAAGTATTTATCAAGGAATTCCCCCCCGCTACTATTACCCCTAACCAACTTAAAGCGTTTATCAAAAAGTTTAGCGAAAAGGGCATTAAACTAGACGCTATTGTTTTAGATTATCTCAACTTGCTACATTCTACTGTTGGTAATAATTCTTACGAACGAATAAAGAACGTAACCGAACAAGTAAGGGCTATGTCGTATATGTTTGAGTGTCCTATAATTAGTGCTACTCAGCTTAACCGCAGCGGCTTTGATCAAGATAATCCTGAGCTAGCTACTATCTCAGAATCTATAGGGCTTGCTGCTACTGCTGATGTTATTGCGTCAATTTACCAGAATGACGAAGATCGTGAGTTAGGTATTATTCGTTTAGGTATGATGAAGAATCGATATGGTATGAGAGGTAATACCCAAGCTATGAGAATTGACTACTCTACCTTAACTATTGAGCAGGCTGATGATGTGGATCTTGAAGAAGCTGAAGACGATACACTTAACGCTTTAGCAGCGCTTGCAAGATAGAAAAGTCTATATAAATAGACTTAGTGAATGTATTAGTATTTACAGATACTGATTTAGATGGATCTGGTTCAGCTCTATTTATTAAATGGTTATATGGGGCCAAGTTAAACGAGTTTGTTGTTATAGAAACGACAGAATCGATGATTGTTAATGAATTCAACAATCGACAACATTCACTTGATCACTATGATAAAATATTTGTCCTAGATCTATGTTTAAATGCAGACCAAGCAACGAGTATAGACAGATCAAATGTTGTAGTTATCGATCACCACTTATCACACGCTCAAATAAAAGGCAGATATGTAAAAAGTAAAGCTATTGTAGAGAGTGCTCCATCATGTATAGGATTGTTAAGAGATAAATTTAAATCTCATATAGAGTTAACCGAAGCGCAAGACAACCTTATCGATTATATTGATGACTATGATAGTTATGGTCTTAAATACAAAGATTCGTTTAAACTTAACGCTATTCATACAACATACAATAGACCAAAAGTTGATAAGTTTATTGAAGCCTATAAAGATGGTTTTAAGCCATACACAGTACAGGAAAAAAATGCTATAAAGCTGTTTATACGGAAGTTTAGAGATCAGTTTAACGACGGTATCCATATCGGTATGATTAAAAACTACAAAACAGTGGCGATTTTTGCTGATTATGCAATTAGTGAGGTCGCTAACTATATGGTGACTAAACACGATGCGCAAATAGGTATAGTCGTTAATATAAAAACTAATACAGTATCATTTAGGCGGTGTATGCATTGTGATATCGATCTTAGTATATTAGCTAAGACTTTCTGCGCCGGTGGTGGCTCGCATAAACTAGCAGGTGGTAAGTTAACAATGGAATTCGCAAACTTAATTAAAAATTTTAAACATGTCCAATAATCTACCTTCAAGCTCACTCATAAATTATGAAACTGAACACTTATTACTTTGTTTTTGTACATACTGTAGTTTGTTAAAAGGTAAAAAGCTATCACTTCAAAATGTGTTTGTGTTGTTTCTTAAAGAAAAACGGCTGCGAGACCTACTAAAGCAATTATTAACAGTTGATACTAGCTTCGAATTAGTTAAAATATTCTTAGAGTTTGATCCTACGATCTCACAATCTAAGTACATTACAAAGTACTTAAATAATACTAAGAATATTGATATATGATAAGCAAAAAGGAAGAAGCAATTTACAATAGCTATCTGTATGCTTCTAGATCCGCTCAAAACAAACCAACTAGGTTTAGAAAAGACTTTAGTAAACTTAAAGATGAAGATTTTGTAGCTGTTAAGAAATTATCATTATTTTTTAATAAGCATAGCAACATTAACTACCATGATTGGTTTATAGCACCTTTTAGAGTGTATTCTAAGGATGATTATTACGATCTTAGATTTTATAATACACGTAAAGCTCTGAAATGTTATACAATATACATGAAAGAGAAAGAAGTTACGGATCCAGATAGTGAGGAGAGTATTAAAACCTTTAAAGCGGGGTTAAAATTTGTAGTAGGTTTTTGTAAGACTAACAAATTAACTTTACCACAATATATTAACCACGTTACAGGTAATATGCCAACATTCGTTTTACACCTTCAAGAACATAAGGTTAATTTCTACCTATTACATGCATTAAAAGTAGACTCGGTAGTCAAAACGGTCGAATCGAGTGTGTTAAATTTTATTGTTCAAGACTTCTTTAGTATATTCTCACAGACTAGAACAAAATTTTACAGTTCTACAGTGCTTAAGCTTAAAGCAAAAAATGGTATAAAAATTATCACTGATATGCTTGACTG